GCCGACTCCGCTGTGCTGTTCCCCGAGTACATCGCCCGCTCCGTCCGTCAGGGCATGGAGGAGCAGAACATGCTGCCCGCTATTACTGCCGCGGTGACTAAGTTTGACGGTATGGACTACCGCTCCATTACCGCCCAGACCGGCGACGACGCCAAGGCGCTGCGCCGCGTGGAGGAGGGCGCTGCCATCCCCAGCACCACCGTGAAGGTGCAGGACAATCTGGTGCAGCTGCATAAGCGCGGCCGTATGCTGGTGGCTTCCTACGAGGCGATCCGTCACCAGAAGCTGGATCTGTTCTCCGTCACCCTGCGTCAGATCGGCGCCCACATCAACCGCATGCACATGGAAGATGCCATTGATGTGCTGATCAACGGCGATGGCAACAACAATCCCGCTCAGGTGTATCAGGCGGCCGGTGAGGGCGTGCTGACCTATGAGGATCTGGTGGATTTCTGGGCCAAGTTTGACCCCTATGAGATGAACACCCTGCTGGTGAGCAACGACATGATGGTCAAAATGCTCAAGCTGCCTGAGTTCCAGAACCCCGCAACCGGTCTGAATTTCCAGGGTACCGGCAAGCTGACCACCCCCCTGGGTGCCACTCTGTTGCGTACCAGCGCTCTGCCCGCCAACACCATTATCGGTCTGGACCGCAATTATGCGCTGGAGATGGTGAAGGGCAGCGACGTGATGATCGAGTACGATAAGCTCATTGACCGTCAGCTGGAGCGCGCTGCCATTACCAGCATCAGCGGCTTTGCCAAGCTGTTTGGAGATGCGGCCAAGGTGCTGAGTGTGTAATGGTCCGGCAGATGGCGGAGCTTGCCCGGGCTCTGGGCCGGGTGGAGGAGCAGGAATTCGGGGTGCTGGACGGGCTGTGTGAAGCGGCCTGCCGCCAGCTGCAGGAGCGGCTGCGCAAGGGCGTGAAGCCGGAGGACTGCGGACAGTGCTTTGTACTGGCGGGCGCGTGGCTGGCGCTTGCCGGATTGGAAGTGAGCCGGTCTGTGGGACAGGCGGAGCGCTTTACTGCCGGGGATGTCAGCGTGTACAGCGGCGATGCCGGGCAGAGGGCCCGCGCGCTGCGCAGACAGGCAGAGCAGATCATGAGCAGCTGGCTGCGGGACACGAGTTTCATGTTCTGCGGAGTGGATGGTTGATGATGCAGGAGAAGATCGGAAGAGAACTGGAGCGGCTGGGCCGCGAGGTGACACTTTACACCCCACAGCACCCGGAAGGCATCAGCATCCGGGCCTGCTTTCAGCCCATGCGGGAGCGGGGGACGGCGAAAGCCGCCCCCACTGCGCTGGGTTGGGTGGTACAGGATAAATTTACCTACATTGGTCCTGCACAGATACGGCTGGACGGCGGAAGCTGCCGGCTGGAGGCGGATGGGATACGTTACCGCATGCGCACGGCACAGCCGGTCTATGCAGGCGGGGAACTGACCCACTGGTGGGCGGTATTCGACCGCAGAGAGCAGGAGGTGCTGTGATGGAACTGGAGCATTTGCAGGAGAAGATGGCGCAGTTCCTGCGGGATCATGAGATCCCGGCGACAGCCTGCTGGCCCGGGAGCTGCAGACAGAGGCTGGAGGGGGCGCAGGTTCTGGTGTCCCTGACCAAAATGGACTGCGAGCCGGTGGGCTTGCAGAATTATCTGGGTCAGCGGCTGGACGAGGAGACCGGGGAGGTCGTGGAGTGGTACGGACAGAAGGCGAAGCTGGAGTTCGGACTGGATATTCTGGCACCTGCCGGGGCGGGTGCCGGGGCGTGCAGGGGACTGCTTGAAAAGCTTGTGGCGGTGCTTCACGACAAGCGGCCCGAGGGATTGACGGTACGCAAGCTGACCTGTGAAGAGATCAAATTTGACCAGAAGGAAGGTCTGCTGCGGCTGGACTGCGCGGTGAGCTGTGATGGCTGGCTGTGGGCAAGCGGCTACGAGGCGGCGGACATCCTTGATTTTACCTTGAGAGGAGATTGGAACGGATGAGTATCACGGCGCATGAAAGGCCGGGCGTATACACCGATTACGAGGCGTCCGCGGCGGTGAGCGGGTCCGCGGGCAGAAAGTATGCAGGTCTGTCGGTGAAGATGACCGACCCGGAAAAGAAGATGTGGAGCATCACCCGTTATGAACAGGCGGTGGCGGCCTTTGGACCGGAGCAGGCGGGCAATGCCACGGCGCTGGTGCGTTTGCTGCTGCAGAACGGTGCGGCGCAGGTGACGGTATTTCCCGTGGAGGGGGAGGACTACGCCGCGGCCTTTGCCGCCATGGCGGCGGAGGAAAATCTGGCGGTGGTGGTATGTGACAGCACCGATGTTGCGGTGCAGCAGGCGCTGCGGGACAGTGTGCAGACCGCCTCCGCGGCGCAGAGAGAGCGCATTGCCGTGGTTGCCGGCGGTGCTGACGAAGCTGTGGATGCGCTGGTGGCGCGGGCCGCAGCGCTGAACAGTGAGCGTGTGGTGCTGGCGGCACCGGGCTGTGTGGATGACGCGGGCAACGTGCTGTCCGGTGTGGAACTGGCGGCGGCGATGGCAGGTGCGGTGGCAGGCCTTGCTGACCCGGCGGTACCCCTTGGCGGTGCGCAGCTGATGGGCCTGCACGGGCTGAGTGCGGCCTACAGCGACAGTGAACTGGACGTGCTGATCCGCGGCGGTGTGACTGCGGCGGAGAGTGTGGCCGGCGAGATAAGTGTGGTGCGCGGCGTGACCACCCGCACCACGACCGCAGGCGCTTTGGACAGCACATGGCGGGATCTGTCGTCTGTTCTGGTGGTGGATGATGTGATCCCCACCATCCGAAATGCCCTGAAGAGCCGCTTCCGCAGAGCGAAGAATACGGCGCAGAGCCGGGGGGCTATTCGCTCGCAGGTGGTGCTGGAGCTGGAGAACAAGCTGGATCGGGAGATCATCACCGCTTACGACGGGGTGCGTGTGGTACAGGACAGCGAGGAGCCTACCCGCTGCCTTGTAGACTTCGCCTTTACGGTGACTCACGGTATTAACCAGATCTGGCTCAGCGCACACATTACAGTTTGAGGAGGGAGAACATGACGGTAACTGGTTTTCCTACCAGCAGCGACATTTATCTGGAGGTGGACGGCAAAAAGGTGGCTGTGGTGCAGAGCTACAGTGCCAAGGCGTCCAAGACCAGCAGTACGGTGGAGGCCTTTGGTGAAAAGCAGCCTGTGGCCACGGTGGCAGGACCGGTGAAGCATGAGCTGAAGCTGACCCGGCTGTATGCTACCGACGAGGCCATTCGCGACGGCATCGACTTTTACAGGCTGGAGGGTTTTTCGCTGGTCATCTGCAAACCGGACAGACGGATCATTTACTCCGGCTGTCAGTGGAGCAGCATCAGCGAGAAGGCCGGCCTTGGCGAGATGGTGCTGGAAGAGGTCAGTGTGGTTGCTTCCAAGCGCATTGAGATGGAGCTGTGAGCATGCAGTGGGGGCTTTTGAACGGGCCGGAGCGGCTGGAGCTGGAGGACGGAAGGCAGCTGCGGCTGCTGAGCGCCTTTGAGGTGCTGCAGGCCCGGGCCGAGGCCCGCCAGCTGGCCGGGGACGGACGGGAGATGGCGCTGTGCGCCAACGCATGCCTGCTGGCCAGAGCGGTGCTGTGCGGTGAAGTGCCGCAGTTCCGGGACGGGACTCAGGTGCTGGCAGAGCTGACGGTGGAGGAGATCGAGCGGTTGGCGGGGCTGTGGACCCGGTTTAACCGGAAGGTCAATCCCGGACCGAAGGTGGATGACGAGGAGGCGGACCGGCTAAAAAAAGCCTGGAGCACGCCCGGGAGGAGCGGCTGTACTGGCGCGTGCTGCGAACTTTTTCAGCCCTGCCCACGGAGGAACGGGTCCGAACCATGAAGGACCGGGACTTTCTGTGGTGCGCACTCAATCTGATGCTGGATGATGAGGAAGAACTGGCGGGATTGTGTCCTGCCTGCCGGGACAAGGCCGTGGAGGAGCGATGCGTTGGGTGCGGCGCACCGCTGGCGGCATGGGAAGGGTCGGTCAATGAGGGGTTTGACTCGGCCCGGTTTGAACGGATGAAGCGAGGGAGGCAGAAATGACCGACTATTTGGATCTGCTTCTGGACGAGCAGCAGGAAGAGAATGAAAACGAGCCCTTTGCGTGGAGACGGATGAGGACGGGATACCGGGGGTCTGCCGGTGAGGATGGCGCGCGGCAGCCGGACAGCAAAAAGATCGGAGCAGAACGAAGCGACGTACAGGAGCGGGATGCGCGCTCCCGGTCGGAGGAAACGACTGCACGAGGGCGGACAGCGGACCCGGAAACACGGCTGGCGGCACTGGAGCGGGCGGTGGCCCGGGGGAGGGTGCAGCAGGAGACGCGGAAACGGAGTTGGGAATACGCGCAGGCGGCACAGACGGCCGGCGGACAGGATATGCGCAGATCGGCTGCGGCGGTGCCGGGGGTACGGCGGGAGCTTGCGGGTATGCTGGATGCGGTATTCGAGCGGGATGCGCGGCGGTATGATGGCCCGCTGGGGCTGTTTTGACAGAATAACGAGGTGAAAATATGGATTTGAGCCCGATGAGATATAAGGATTATGTTTGGCCCCATAATCCCAAGGTGTACACCATTGACTACGAGCGGCAGATGGCGGTGGACAAGGTGCCGTTCGGTCTGTACCGCCTGCAGGATCTGGGAAGGACCCGACGGGTCATGCGCGGCGAGGGTGAGTTTGTGGGCAAGGATGCCTATGCTCAGTTTGGCGCGCTGGCCAACGTGTTTTACAAAGAGGGTGCGGGACCGCTGATCCATCCCCTGTGGCAGGCGGCCAATGCCTATTTTGTGGAGCTGACACTGAAGCAGGAGCCAAGACCGGATTATGTCAGCTACAGCTTTACCTTTTGGGAGGAGCTGGACGTTTACGACGGAAAACTGAAGCTGGAAGAGAAACGGGAAAGCGGGCAGACGGAATCTGTGGACAGGGTGATCCACAAGGTGGTAAAAGGGGACACGCTATGGGCCATTGCCAAACGCTACGGGGTGACGATGGAACAGCTGCTCAAGCGCAACCCCGACATCAAAAATCCCAACCTGATCCGGGTGGGGCAGGAAGTGGTGGTCAAATGAAAGGTTGGCTGCTGACAGCTGACGGAACGCGATGGCTGCTGCCCGCCATGCTGGAGTGGGAACTGGACTACGGCTGTGCCACGCCCTGCGACAGCTTTCGGGTGGTGTGTCTTTGGAAAGCGGGGCAGGAAAGGATCCTTGCAGATGCGGTTCGGTTTGAGGCTCGGGAGGGTGATGAGACCGTGTTTGCAGGCGTGGTGGACGAGTGTGTGGTCACCCGGAGCGGCGCGGGCGACAGACTGGAGGTCAGCGGACGGGGTCTTGCGGCTCTGCTGCTGGACAACGAGGCCCAGAGTGCGCAGTACGCGCTGGCAGAGGCGGAGGATATTCTGCGTGACCACGTATTGCCCTATGGCATTGAGGTGGCGCGGCAGGAGCCGCTGCCCGCGGTACGGGGATTCTCCGTTTCGGCGGGCAGCAGCGAGTGGTCGGTGCTGTACCAGTTTGCACGTTTTTACGGCGGCGTGACACCGCGGTTTGACCGGGAGGGACGGCTGATTTTGGCCGGCTGGGATGACGGTGCGGTTCGGAAAATCGACCGGCGCACTCCGGTGACGGCACTTGTGACAAAATACCGCCGTTACGGGGTACTCAGCGAGGTCTGGGTGCGGGACAGAGGAAAGTCCGCCAAAGTAGAA